GGCGACATTCTTTACTGCTTTCTTATCTTCGTAGGGAACCTGTAAATCCGATATAACGACAATGCGCTTAATCGTCCTCGTCCTCATCCTCGTAGGGCGACTGATCTGGATTAGGGATAATCCAATCGGGAAGGCGCATCTGTTCCTCTATGTACCAGCGCGACTTATCTTCACCATAACCAGCCCTGACTAGAGCTTCATAACACTCAACAATTTGTGTAGCCCAAATATCTATGGGCTTTAGCGGTTCGCCTGTCTTACGCGCTGCGCTTTCCTTGCGCTTACGCTTAGCGGCTAGTTCGCTTTTTGTTGGTTTTCTTGCGCTCATTAGTAAGCAATTCTAAGACCATGCGTTCCAATTTTTCGATGCGCGACACGATATGTGAAGCATCAATAATTGACGGCACTTCATGACGAATAATGTAACGCAGTCCCCCGACAATAAGGGCGCAGCATGAAAGTATGGCAGCAACAAAGGCTGCCCATTCTGCCGGTGTCATCGCCTTCCGAAAGCGGTATCGTTAGGGTTGAGCCAGCGCAGTATAACCGGCAGACTCGCGACCAGAGCGGCATTGACAATTGCAGGTACATCCCACCCAACCGCTAGGTATGTTGCTATTCCGGCTGCTAGAAAGGATCTTGCCCAACTTGCGGCTACTGCTTTTAGTTGTTCCATTTATGGGTTCTCCTGTCAATAACGGGATTCTGAACATGCTGCCATCATGATCGCCCTTGGCAGTAAAACTGATATGGAAATGTCCTCGGTGCGGGTTGCTGCCGGTATATTTTCTCCACTTGTAATTACGCTTCCAACTTGCAATTTTGCCATCGAAAATTATGTAAGAAATTCGCTTATCAGATCTGGCAAGTAATCGAAGTTGATCAACAAGATCATGGATTTCGTGTTTGCTTGGTCCAAGATCAGCGTTAAAGTCGTAGGCACGTACAATTCCTGAATCAGGTTGCGGGTTATGATCGCTAACCCTAAGGGCATGGCGTTTATCACCGAGCCACCCTTCAGGCGCAGTTCGACTTCTATCGGGGAACGCATCGTCAATCTGCTCTCTAAGTTGCTGCCCCGCTTTACAAAGTTTAGCCATTAGCTGAGTAAAAGTTTCGCTTCTTCTTCGGTTAGCCCTAGACGTGCCAAAAGTTCAGCTTTTTTATCAAGTTTTGCCTTTTCTATTTCTTGATTTTTTTCAACAACTGCTTCATGTTCTTTTGCCGCTTGTTCAGATGCCGCAAATTCCTCGTCAGTCATTGCGCGAACGATAACTTCATCGGTTTCAAGATTAACGATTTTGATTATTGGATTAGACATTATTTGACTCCGTAAAGTAGGGCAGTTCCACCAGACCAATTATTGCTTGCGCTGTTTAAAATTTTAATGCTAGTTACCGCTGAAGTATCTGTCCAAGCCAAATTGCCATAAATATAGGCTCGATTGGTCGTGCTGAAATCAGTCAATTGGAATCCTTGGATAAAGCAATTTTTCCAAGCTACCGTGTTTGTGTAATCAAATAAATCTATTACTAGGTGGTTGTAGCTAGTGGAAGTTGTGCGATACGTCATGCCAGAACCGACAAGATTTTTAGTGTTCCACAATTCTTGGTTACTGCTCGTTCCAGACCTTTGTACGTCGGCAGAACCGATGTAATTTGTAGTCGTAGTATCTGAATTCAATTCCCATTGCAAACTAGGCGTGCCGCTAGAAGCATAATAACCACGCAAAATAAGTTGGAGATGAGTGTAACTTCCACTAATTGAATTAAAGCTAATGGACGAAACGCCTGACATGGCTTGAGAGGAAATAAGTGTCATTCCGCCACCACTAGCGGGAGCAGACCAAGTAGGCACGCCACCTGCAACAGTTAAAACGTCACCTGTTGAACCAATACCTCTTTTCGCTAAAGTATTTGTTCCTGAAGCGTAAAGTAAATCTCCCGTTGCGTAAGTCGATTGCGCTGTGCCGCCGTTTGTGGCTGCCACAGGTGTCGTTAATGCAACCGTTGGAATTGGACCTGTTCCAGAAGTAACTGTGATTCCTGCACCAGCAACAATTTCAGTTAGGTCACCTGCGCCGCTTACACCTACCCAAGATGTTCCATTGTAAACTTCGACAGCATTAGTATCTTGTAAATAACTAACCATTCCTTCGGATAAAACGCCCGATAGCGCCGTTGTTCGAGCGGTTGCGCTTGCAAAAACCATCACTACTTGCTCTTGCAAATACGTGTTCACTTGGGCAGCCGTTAGCACATCCCCGGTGTTAAATAACTTATATCCTGCGCCTGCCATGTGTCTCCTTAGTAGCTCAGCACGTCCTCGCCTAGTATACCGCTAATCGTGCTATCTAACACGAAACCGGCTAATAAAGGCTCGGATGTGAATAGGGTTGTGTTCCAGCTTGATTTCGTAATGTCGTGATGAATGGCGTTTACAAGGCTAGGCTGTGTAACGCTGGTAGATCCCGGCATGGTCTTGATAACCGTGATGCCGTCAAGTAGTTCAATATCAACGCCAGCCAAGGGCTTATTTGGGTTAATGTCATCGTATAGGTTGAGTTGGATGCTATCGATTCGGACTTCAGGATCCTTGCGTGTGGCTAGGATGCCTTGAGCCTGATTCAAGGCTTCAGCATCGGTTTGAACTAAAATGCCTGAACGCTCGCCTGAGTGCAAAAAGTATTTATCGATGCTTGGCTGATCGTAGGCGTTTTGAGCCGTACCCCCGGCGCGTGTGACCGTTACGTCATTAATCAAGTTTGTGTCATCAAAAGCCACTACGGCATTTGTATATGAGATATTGGAGCCTGTATCGCTGAAGGTATAAACCGATGTCGCAGGGTTGCTGATTAGGTTGTTACGGCTAATAAAACGGACGTTGGACTCGGCATCCACAAACACGCCGCCAAACTCGCTTTTCTCTACCGTCTGTAATGCCTCTAAAACGTTCCTAGAGCCACCGGGATCGGCTTGAAGGGTAGAGTCCCCACTATCAATGTCCCGAAGGCTTACAGGCCATTCTACGGCATCTAAAAGGGCATTTATACGAGCGCCTGACAACTGCCCTGCGCCTGCCCCTGCAACTGTGTCAATAGCCGAGCCATTGAGCAACTTAAAGGCATCTACGCATTTTAGGTTTACGGAGCTGACGTTCTCGTTGCCTTGCCTAAAACCTGTGTCATAGTCGGTGATATAGCCTGAGAACAAGTAATAATCCACGCCTAGGTAAGTTGCATAAATAATGATTTGGCGTAGTGGGACTAAATTAGGGTAATAAGCACCTGCGCTGTTAAGTGGGTTCCAATCGCCGTTTTGGTCATAAAGCATGACATCGGCGCTACCGAATTCAAAGTTCGATGTGATGCGGTTGCGACCCCTGCGAATGGCTACCTTGTAAACCAAGTCAGTAATCTCCACCGGTAAGGTTCCAGAACCTAAACGGTTTGTGCCAAGGATGCCTTCAGTTGCAGATCCTAGGATTAGCGGATCGGTTTCAAAAGCAGTATCGCTATCGAAGTCCACAAATACGCGAAGCGTAGGTGCTGGCATTAGATTGCCAAATTCTGCAAGGTTATGGGCTTGCCAGCTCTCTGATAAAGATAAATCGTGTCCACAAGGGCTTCAGCTAAATCAACTTCCGTTACAACAGTACCAGCTACATTTACTATAATGTCACCGCTTGGCACACCCGCCCCGCGAGCCGCTGCGATTGATTCGCTAAACAGTTCGGAAGCCGCGAGCATTTCCGCCGATGCGGCTGCCATCATCAATGCATCTGCCGATTCAGCTAAAAGATCTGCCGCTGCATCTGCCGCTGCCGCTGCATCTGCAAAGGATTGGGCGCTTGCCTTTTCTTCAGGCGTAATTGCCGCGGCTACCGCCGCTGCCGCCGCTGTTGCCGCAACTGAGGCATCGCCTTTAGCATTTGCCGCTTGTGCTGCCGCTGCCGCTGCATCTCCGCCTAACATTGCCGCCGCACCAGCCGAAGCCGATGACCGAATGGCTAGGCTTTGTGGGCTAGTCATATTTAAAATTTTGCTTAATTCTTCATCAAGTTTCTTAAGGCTATCATGCCAATCGGCAAACGGATCATTAGCCTTAGGAAAAGTTGTTAGCATTATTGCAAGTTTTTTGGTTTCGTCTTGAATTTCTTTTAATTTGTTTGCTAATTGCGTAGCAGTTTCAGCATCTTCATTTAAAATTGCTTTCATCAAAAGAAGGCGTGTGCGTTCTTCTTCGGTTATTTTGCCACGCAATGCGGCTTCTATTTGGATTTTTTCTAAGTCAAATACGGCTTTTGCTTTTGCTAAAGCTGCTTGGTTCTTTTTTTCTTTTTCCGCTAGTTTCGCTGCCTTTTCGCGTTCTTTGACAATTTTCTTTTGAATGTCTAGTTGCTTACCGTAATCACGTAAAAAGACACGGTTAGCCGCTGCGCTGTTGGCTGTGCGATTTGCTGTTGCATTTGGATTAGCCATTCTGCTACGAATTTCATCAAGTCTAAATTGTTCACCGGCATCAACTCTAAAACCCGTGGAAAGCAAAGCCTTGGTATATTCAATAGTTAAGCCAGCACGCCTAAAAATATCTCCAATTGCAGCACCAAAATTAACTAACTTTTGTAACCCTTGATCATAATCACCAGCGCCTAATGAAGTAAGGAAAGCAATTATTCCTTTGCCTAATTCCTCACCAAGATCACCAAATGCAATTTTCATTTTGTCAATTTTGCCAGCGTAAGTATCGGCGTTATTTTCAGCCGCCCCGCCAAATTGATCGTTCAATGCAGTAATGCTTTTTTCAAAGCCCATAGCCTCAAGTTCGGCAGTTGTAAAGGCTGTTTGCAATTTGCCCAAAGAAGCATAATTACCATTAAACGCGCGGCTCAAAGCGGTGGTAACTGAAGTCAAATCTTTACCTGTGCTTGTTGAAATATCCATGGCAAGGTTTAACAATGTCATTGACTTTTCAGCGTTAAGTGTTGTTGTCAATAAGTTAGCAATGGCAGGTGATAATTCTTCCTTGCTTATTGCGGTTGCCTTTTCGCTCTTTTCTAAATAATCTTCGATTGCTTGCGTGTTATAGGCTAAACCTAAATTCCGCAAACTTGCAGCTAATTTATTAGCAGCACGATCTTCCTCCGCAAATGCGACAACAGAACGCCGCAAGGCTTGGATACCAGCAATGGCAATAAAAGTACGCTTGGCTGTACGACCTAAATTATCAAACTTGCGATTAAGACTTGTTGTGCGCTTCTCAGCCGCCTTGAAACCTTTATCTTTAAACTCGGAAGCAATATCAATGCGGATATTAGACATTATGCCGCCCTTCTCATTGTTGAACGTTGCTTGAATAGTCGTGCCGCTTTATCAATAGCTCTAAAAGTTGCATCAAGCGCTTTGCCATTATTTTCGGCGTAAGCGGCATATAACAAACGTCCTCTGCCACGATTGAATTTGTCATACTGCTTCAATGGACCAACGCCATTCATAGCACCAACAAATCTACGTCCAGCATCGGGATTGTTGCTCGAACCGAACTGCTTGCTATTCTTGCTGTTTCTATTGCCTGCCTGTGGTCTGCCATAGGCATTAAGGCGACCAGATGTTTCAACGATTGCTCCAACGGCTGATTTGTTTAGCAATGAATATAAGCTAGCAAACCCTTGACGGTTTCTTTTCTGTCTGCCGATTGAATAGGTCAAGCCTTTACGGATTACGCGACCATTGTATTTCGGAAAGCCACGCTCACGGCTTGTGCGTGATTGGGCTTCCATGCCATTATCGTTCCAATTATACAAACCGCCGGGAGCCTGTCCGGGAACTTTCGCTTGTGCATCCTTCACGACTTCTTTTAATGCCACCTTGATTTCAGCGTTCATTTCCTTCAATAGGTCAGGCGCAAACTTTCTGAGTGCTTTCTTTAACTCAGGTACGCCTTCTACTACGACCGGCATTTTTCCTATCTTCCGCCTGTTTCGAGATTACTGCATAAAACGCTTTCAGTAAATCCCTATCCATGTTGATAAATTCGCTAGGCGCGATACCTAGATTCACCGATAATTCTGCTATTCGGTAAGTCCAAGTATCACGCGCTAACCATTTGGGGAGTCGTCCCCTAGAACCTCAACAGCCTTTAAGGTTTCGAGGAACTTATCCCCAAACGGATAAACTTCAGGTGCGCCTGCACGTTTCAAGCACTCCCACGCAAGCCAATAAATATCGGACTGCTTTTGATCTTCTTGAAAGGCTTTATAAAAACCTTTCTTCGCATGCAGTTCGAACGCATACTCTATGGCTGGAGTAATCTCGTGGATCGACTCTGTGCCATCTGCCCTAGTTACTTTAAGTCTTGCCATTGCCCATTTCTCCTAATTTAGAACGTGCCGGTTGATGCCGCTGTTACTGCGGAGTTTACCGTAAAGGTGATGTCCATTGTAGACATGTCGCCAACGCCACCGTTAATAGGTGTCAAGTTATTGACAAGAAGGTCACCGCTGTATAGCAAGTTTTCTGCTCCGACTGCAACTGCCGAGTTATTGATTGCCTTCCATGCAACGGTTGTGCCGTAAGCTGCATTGAGAGTAGCGAGAACTTCGCCTGTTGCTTGATCGTTTAAGAATGATACGGTGATTGTCGCAGATTCTAGACCCTTGACAAACTTGTGCGCGGTGTCACCCATTGCAGTTACTTCGAGTTCATCGAAAGCCTGATTCAAGGTGATTGAAGTTACGTGGTCGCTAAGATCGACATTGTTGATCTTAAGTCCGACCTTGTTGTTTAAGAAAACTGCCATGTTGGCTATTCCTCGTCTTTCTTAGCGGTTGGTTTTGGTTTAGGTGCTTCTTCCGCGGGCTTTACCTGACCGATTTTAGTCAAGAAACGCTCGCGCTCTTTGTCATTATCAGCCATTGTATTAGCTCCAATCGGATAGAACGCTGATGGATACTTCACCGGATAGCAGGTCGCCTGCCACGCCGGTCAAGACTGCGGGTGCGCTGAAAGACCCAATCGAATAAGCAATGTTCGATGCTTCCAGCTTGTTTACTATATTCAGATAATAATCTTCAATGTTAATTAAATTTCCTTGATTGTCAAACATAGGCACAAGCACAACGAGTTTGAAATTGACCTTAGGTTTAACCGTCTTGTAGTGGTCATTGCTTGGCTCAATATAAGGATCGCTTGGCTGTACCACGATGCTATTGGCAAGGGGTGTGGCAGGTGGGAAGGAAAACACCTGCCACGCCGCATTATCAGTTAGCGCAGTCGCAATTGTTCCACGTAGGGTAGAGATTGCTGACATTATCCTACTTGACCGCCCGGAGCTAAGTGATCCGCAAGCAAACCGCGAACTCGCGCCATGAGTGTGTTACCCATGCGATACGGCGAAGGTTGGAAATCAGGTGAAATGCCGCCAGCGTTGGATGCTTGACGAGCCTGCCAAATGTCAATGGCAACCATGAGTGATGCTTCATTGACTTCAGGTAATGTTGAATAATCGATGTGAGTTGTGCCGTAAGCCTTCCCAAATGGCACAAGGGCGTTTTTAACTTCGGCTGTTGCATTGTTTACGCTGTAACTAACGCCGTAAGTGGTAACCGCTGTAATGGTCTTTGATCCGTTGTATTTAGCGCCGCAGTTTTCGACAACAATAGTGTCGCCAATAATAAACGGATGTGGTACATCAAAATAAATAGTTGCAACGCTAGTCGTGCTTTCATGAGCAACAACAGGAAACTCGTTATACCAAAGTTTTGCTTTAACAATATTTTCAGCCGCTTGGCAACATTCTTCAACGACTGCCGATGAATAAAGATTGCCAATGCCAAGCGCAGAGCGCAATTCGGCTTCAGTAACAAATGTTGCTGGCATTTCTTTATCCTTTCTATGTTAGCCCCGCCGCAAGGGCTGTGCGGCGGGGTAACTCTACTTCTAGGCTACTACGCCTTGTTAAATGTAAACGCTCCAGCGGCAACCTTTGTAGCAATTGCGCCGTAACCGTACATTCCAATTTCAACCTTGCCTGTTCCGACCTTTTCAGCTCGGAGTTGTAGGCGTGGTGATTCATACCATGTGTAAGAATCGCGGTTTACTACGATGATTGAGTCATCGCCTTCACCGGAGAATGTGTAGTCCACATAGAGTGGAAGTCCAAGAACAGTTCCGCGGATTGCGCTTACCGATAGATCACCGGCTGCGTTCTGTGGAGCTGCTGCATTGAAGATTGGGCGATTTTGTCCATCAACCAAACCTACAATGTTTGACCATTGCTTGGGAGTAACAATTACACCGGTTGCGAACTTGAATGTGTTTGTGTAGATGGATTCACCTGCACGTGCGATGAATGACGAGAATTCTGCGCCGTCCCATGGAAGGGTTGTTGCAGTTGCATCAAGAGTTCCGCTTGCAGCAAGTTCTGTGATGACTGCGAAATCAGTTGCCTTGGCATAAGCATCGCCCATGAGAGCGAGAAGCTCAGAAAGGAACGCTGGTGAAGTTCTGTCAAGAACTTCTACGCTAAATTGCTGCATCCCTGCATACTTCTTAACATTGACATCAACGTACTCAATTTCGACCTGAGTATCTGAAAATGCTGCGCCTTCCGCTACTTCTGCAACGGTTGGAGCAGTTTTAACGCGTGGGATTTGGAATTTCATGCCCGCATCTGGAAGTGTGCCGGATGAGATTGCTTCAATAGCTGGACGAACGCCCGTGGTCTTTGGGTTAATTACCTCAGACAATTGGCGTGTCGGATTTAAACCGGGTACATCTGTTGTAATGCTTGTATCAGATGCCGCTGCAATCCATTGACGGGCTTCCTCGTCATGGAAAACAGATGCCTTGATTGTGTTTTCTAGCATTGCAAGCGGAGTCACGTTGATACGTGGCTTCGCGTAAATTGGTGCAGCAACAGTTGGGCGCGCAGCTTCCACCGCAGGGGTTTCTACCACAGGCGCAACGGTTGCGGTGTCTGGAGTGTTCTCCACGACTGCCTCGCTTTCGTTTTGGGTTGGTTGTTCAACGACTTCTTCTTGAGAAGCCGCTACGCTCAAAACTTCAGCACTCTTGAAGGCGGCTGCCTGTACGAGTGATACTTCTTTGAGCAAACTTGATTTGACTTTGTAACGATCTTTTTCTTGCTTTCCAGCAATGACTTCAACGCCGACTGACAAGCCTGAACGTAACTGTTCGCTTGCCTCAATCAAACTATCTGTGCCGCGTTGGGTATTAGCAACTTTGAATGTTGCATAGATGCCTGACTCATCCTCTGTAAATGAAACCAAACGTCCAATTGGCTTTTTAGGATCATGCTCAAGCAAAAGTTTTGGCTTAGGGCTTGTAGGAATTTCAATTGAGCCAGCTTGAAAGACAACTTTTCCAACATTTGTATATCCAACTTCGGAATCACCGAACGGCACAATTTTGCCGGTGATGGTGCGTTCCTCTGTGTTGCAAGTAATGTCGCTACTGAACTGAAGTAACATCTTGGTTTCCATTAGGTGTGAGATCTTCCATTTCCATGGCTTGCTCAATTGTAATCAAGCCGAGAGATAGCATTTTTTCAATGACGTTCAAACGCTCCATCGGATCTACCCGAAGGAAAGCAGAATCAACGTCAAACTTAACAACATTGCCTCGCGCCGTTATATCATCCATGGACAAACGATCCTGAATTGCGTTGATGTACGGTGCGAGTGATAGCGCAACGAATTGCTTGCGTTCATCTTGAACATTTGCATAAGTCATGCTGTTGTTCATATCTGCACTAATGTAATAGGCAGGAACGTTCATCATTCGTGCAATTTGAGTGGCTGTATTTTGAATTGCATCAACAAACATCATGTCACGTGGGCTAAATGATGTTGGTTGATATTCAAGTGTGCTAGTTAAGTAAGCGGTGCTGCGTTGTTCGCGTGCTGTTTTCCAAGCAGAGAGAATTCCCTGCACTTCGGCAGGTGCTAAATCTGCACCGGTGTTTTTAATGACACCTGAAGGCATCGGAGTCGATGTAGCTACACGCATTGCTTTTTCAAGATCAATGGCGCTGCGAAGTGTGCGAGCGCCCCGCTGCAAAATACCTTCATCTTGTGCTTGGAATGTAACAAGTGATCCAAGACCTGACATTGGAACAGGTGATCCATCAATTGTATATTGCGTAATAAAATTTGTGTTTGCATCTGTTGTAAACGCAACACGACCCGGTGCAATCCATTCAAAACGTGCAGGGCGACCATCATCAAAATAAACTTCAGTAACGCGCCAATACGCAACGCCGAAAAACAACAAACTATCGACTGTCCACGCAATTGTGATGCTGCGTGGTTGCGTGACGGAAGGTTGCTCAAGCCATAGGGGAGAACCTAATTCTTCGCCTGTTGATTTCTTGTAAAGTTCAAGAGGCAAACCGCCAATTGTGCAAGCAATTAAATTACGGCAACGAGCAACGCTTGGAACTGACATTGCTTCATCGCGATTTACAGGTGTAAGAAATCCGGGAATGTAATAATTAAAAGAATCTGTCATTAGCTGCGGTGCAGCTTGCGCCTCAATTTTCGTAGGGCGGAAACGATCAAAAAGACCCATCGCTATATGTTAGCACACAAATCGGACATTCCCGACATTTCACACAATAATTTGTGGCTTGCTTTGTGGCTTAAGCAGTTGGTGGACAACCATAGCCAAACTAATTGCTGCTGATACGTCCCCGGCTGACTTTCGCCTAACGATTCGCCAACCCGCATCGGTTTCTTTAGCGGCGCAGTTATTCATGGAGTCCACCAGACTAGCCTGTCCGATGTGAACGATTCGCGCGTTCACAAGGGCATCATATAGATCTGAACAGGCTTGGTAAAACACAGTTCCGGACATATCTTGAATTTTGTGTCCAGATTGGGCTAACCGTTCGGCTACACTCATGGTTGAGTATTTGTCAAAGCAAATCATTCGTGGGCGGTATTTGTTAGCCCATTCGTTTACTTCGATAGCCATTTTAAGCTCATCGATAGCCACTTGGCTTTCAAATTGGGCAATAACGCCCACGGCAATCTTGCCATCTTCTCGGACTTGCCCTGCCACAAGGCTTGCCATCTTTTTATTGACTGAGATGTCCATTCCAAACACAGTAAGCGGCCCCGGCTCGATAACAAGATCTTGAACGGTGCAATCTTCAAATGCACGATAGGGCCATGGCGATTTAAGTGCTGAAACCCATTGGCATAAGGTTTCTGTGCGGCTTGCTTCCACGCTAGATGTTGCAATGGCTTCGGCGATGGTTTCTTCATCGATTAAATAGCCTAAAGCTGGATTGGCTTGATACCACGCATCCTTATCAGTAATCTTGGCGAAGTCATCTGCCGAATACTCCCAAAAACCTAGGCTGGCAGGTGGATAGGACAAAGCGCGGCTGCGTAGGTCATTTAACACGCTCGAGAACGCATCACCGGCGTTGCTAGTCATGAATATCTGACTGTTAGGACGGGCGCGCGTGATTGGCTTAGCCGCAGTCCACGAATCTTCATCAATCTCACGTAATTCGTCTATGTAAAGCAGATCCGCGGTCTTACCACGGCTTCCATCTCTTGTAGCCGCGACTATTTCGTATCTTGCTCCCGATAGAAGCTCAACCGATTCCTGCCCATTGGCAACGCGAATCTGCCTGACCTGCGCCATAAGGTGCGGGTTGTCCTCAATTACGTCCACGACCTTGCGAAAGGTGTCAAGTGCCATGCCGCGATTAGATGACATTGCAACTATATTCATTTCACCGAAAATAAACAACCCTGCAAGGATGCGGATGCGCGCTAAGTGGGTTTTACCGTTCTGCCGGGCTACAAGCAGCAAATTGGTCTTACGCCGCCATTTGCCACCTTTGTCCACCTTCAGTAAATCAGTTAGCACGTATTCCTGCCATGGCAATAGCTCTAGTTTGCAATCAACTAGGAATTTCTTGACTTCATCAATCCTAGATGCGCCTTTGAGCGGTGCGTTCTGTAATCGTGGCTTGGTTGAGCCCTTACGTGCCTTTGTCAATTAGCCCCCGACCGTTCTGGACTGATAAAGGGTGAGTCTGTATCAATCTTGATCGTAGTATGTCCGTTTTGCACCGATTTGGACTGATTTAGACCGATTGGGGATTTTTTGTCAGA